AGAATCCCACATGATGCGAAGATCATTGCGACAATGCTTAGTGCCTCAAATGTGCTCATCTGTTTTCTCCCTTGATGATGTTGATGGCGTGGGCTGTGATGTCCATCAGTGATGCTTGAACAGTGAGGTTGCGTATGCGTTGTAGTTGGTAGTAGAGATCACTTGCTTGCTCATCGTTCAGGTGCACGATGTATGGATCATTGGTGTTGTGGTCAATCATGACAATGGCCTGGTTGATGCCATCGCCATCATCTAAAAGCTGTGAAACCGCAATATTGCGTGGTGTGATTACTTGTTGCATGATTCCTCCGATAGTTGTGCTGGGCTGACTGATAGGACTGTAGACCGCTGGTGTGACCGTGGCAAGCCTGGTGCCTGATCTGTGCCTAGATATCGGCGTGTCTGGTGTTGTGCGCTCAGATCGTCTCCTGTGCCCTCTGAGGGCTATTCTCGTGCCTAGCCTTGTGCAGCTTGTGCCTAGCAGGGCAGGTGTGCGACACGCCCAAAAATCTTTATTTAGAATGGTGTTGACAGGTGTCCCACACCTAGTGTAGAAATGACCTATCAGCCCAGACAGAGGAGACACAATGAGCATCATCGCAACCAAAATCCAGTGCATGATTGACTGCGACCCATACACCGCTCGTGACATTTACACTGCAATGTTTGATGCAGGAATCTTCAGCCCAGACTGGTTCAAGATTTCATGGGCAGATCAAGAGATCATCGTCCGCAACTTTGTCAACTAATCCAACAAACCAGAGGAGAAACACAATGACTACAAAGACTGCTGACCTTTACATTGACACCAATGGTGGGGTCTACTGCACAGAGCACATCGGCTACGAGGCAGAGTCCTACCTTGCACACCACCCAAAGGCACAATCATTCACCACGCCTCTGACCCATTGGGTGAAGGCAACAAAGCGTGATCATGAAGAATGGGTCGCACAAATGGATCAGCCCATGCCATGTTTCACATGCCACTTTGGTCACTAACCGACAGGAGGAGAGACACAATGACTAAGCATAAGACAAAGGCTCAGGCCATCAGCGCAGTTAAGCGCAGTGGATACACACTTGAGATTCATCGCAATGGTGCATGCATTGACGCACCTAAAGGTATGACCTTTGACGGCGAAAGTCATTACTCAGATTATTTGTACGATCCAGAAAACGAAATGTTTTGGGGATACATCTGGGACTGCATCTGTGATGATGCATCCATGTCAATGGTGCCATGCAAGATTGAAGGATGCTTGACCTGCAATAACTGACCACAAAAAAACCAACACAACCAATAGGAGAAATGAAATGAAGTTGACAGTGCACGAATACGGCAAAGACACAGAAGGTGTCGTTATGGATTTGTCTGATCACATCTGGATTGACACTGCAGTGCGTATCAAGTCACTAGACAAAACTGGTGTAGTGGTCAATTACACACGAGGCAAAACGCCTTACAAGGTCAAGACCTTAGACGGTCAAGTGTATTCCTGTGGGAAGATTCACCTGCAAAAATTGGCTGATGATTCACAGGAAGCCACTGATGTCAAAGAGGCAATCAATAAAGCAGAGCAAGATGCCTTCCAGAGTTTCTGTCTCGGAGCGGTTGTTACCATAGAAGGTAGAGAAGGCCAGTACGTTGTGATCAAAGTTCCTGTTGATGGTCGTGTCAATGTTGCCAAACTCGGAGGAGATGGCAACAGGTATGTCAAGGCTCTTACATCTGCAATCACAATCGCTAAATAACCAACACAACCAATAGGAGAAACCATGTTCATTGTTACAGCAAACAAAGACAATCCACTTGAGCAGAGTTGGACACTTGACACCAGCGTTGAGGTTGACGCTTTGATTAAAACCTTGACAAGTCAAGGTGTGGTCAAGGTAACGATCTCTGAGCCGAGCACTGTCGCTGGTGATACTGCTGTCATCAAAGGATTGCGTGCAGCTTTTGAGGATTTGGAACAGATTGCCTGTGACAATTCAGTAGATAAGCAGGTGTCAGGTTTGCTCACTGCGTTGCATGATCACTTTGATTACTGGATGCGTGAAGACGGCACACATGAGGAGTTAGCAACAGTGCTTGACCAATGGTTGACCATTGCTGAACAGCACAGTGGCATTACGCTTTATCAGGGCAGAGAGGCACAGTAAAACCATGCCTGTCACCTACGAGTACCGTTGCGGTTGCGAGCATCGCACCACGCTACGTGTTGAAGTGGATCAGCGAGACGATAAGCGCACGTGTGACACCTGCAGTAAACCGATGCAACGTATTTATTCAGTACCAGGAATATCATTCAAGGGTGAAGGATGGGGAGGTAAGCCATGAAGTTTACAATCAGGACACCATGTGGTGAGTGTGACCAGTACCGCCGGTTTGAGCTGATCAGCAACGGTTACTACACGTGGTATCAGTGCCCTAAGTGTGGTGAGTCGTTTGGTCTGGAGATGTCCAAGAGGCCACCCATCAAGCGTGCAGGTAGGATTGCCTAATGCCTAATCAACCAAAGACACCACATCGCAGCGTAAGACTCAATGACGATATCTGGGACGCGTTACGTGACATCGGTGAACAAACAGGACTCAGCGTCAGTGAAGTAATGCGACTTGCACTAACAGATTTTATCCTCAAGTCACGCTAGTTTCTCAACGTAAAAAAAGTCAGTCCATGTGCATCCTCAAGGTATGCACATGGACTGACTTTGTTAGTTAACGCGTTACTGTTTTTCGTTAATGATCTGACGGTAAACCTCAACATAGCCTGCGAGGTCGTGAATAGAATCAGCGTGGTCAGGTGACTGCACAAGTCGTGCCACCTTGACAAGTGCCATGCACATTGCTGCCTGCTCAGGTGTGATTGTGATACGCAGATAGGCACTCCACAAATCACTGATGCGCTCATGGTTAATCAGTGGACTGCCATAGGCTGAACCGCGCACAGCCAATAAACCTGCGATGTCAGCTTCAGGCACCAGTACCTCATGCGGTTGACCAATGATGGGGCCACCATCACCCACGTAATCACTCATCAACGTCAGCCAATGTTGGCGCGTTGTAGCGACTCCCACAGGCAATGCACTCCATGTCTAAAAAGTATTGTGCAATCTCATTGTCTTGAAATGCGCAGATCACCCTGAACAATGGTGAACCACACACACACTCATGTGTGATCATCGGCCTGTAGTCAACAGCTTGTGTCAGGTCTGGCACACAATCAATAATGTTTTTCATTTGGTCCCTCTCAGATTGTTAGCATAAACGGCTGCGTAAAACGCGCACAGGAAAGCAAGTGCAGGCTGACCAATGGCGAGCGCGTAGATCACCCATGGTACTTCCATGATCAGACACCAACCCCACCCAATGCGAGGGTTACGCTTAACCAGGTACAAACCTGTAACGCTCCCAGCGGCAAGCAAGAATGATACCCAAATCACAATGCCTCATCAACAAAACAACCACAACCACCAACGTCATAAGGATCAAACAGAGATGGGTTGCCCTCAACTCTTAACCTAAGTTGCCTCAAAGATAAACCCTGCGCTACACCATTTTTAGTTTCTTTCAAGATAGTCACATCCTTATCTAGAAACTCTTGCATCTCTTGCTCTTTGGTTTCCCAAACAGCAAAACGCTCAGGCATCACATCAAGCAGTTTCTTAAACTGTGCCTGCCCAGCTCGCACACAACCACCACCACAATTGTTGTGAGCAAAGCCCATTGCATACAAACGTGGTGGAGTAAGCCCTTCATGTTCAGCCCACGCAATCATTTCGCTTTTGTCAATAAAAGGTGCCTCAGTCAATGGTGCTTCTGCCTGGTAAGGCTTGTAGTTTTTGACAATCGCTGGCACACGATGCGTCTCAGTCCAGTCAATACCAACATAAACAATCGTATCTTCTGGATCACAATTCTCATCAAGCCATTTTCTTGCAGGCTTTTGCTTCAATTCGTGGGAACAACTGGCAAGCCTAGAATTACCCAGAAAGCGTTTATCCTTAAACACTTCCCAGATGTCACGACCATCGCTCAAAATGATCAACGTGCCACCAACATTGTTAGCGGCATCCTCAATAAATCTGTAAGTGTCTTCGTCTTCCCCTACGTGGGGATCATCTGTGTCACCTTTGACATCAGAGAATAGTAAATAAAGATCATCGGTACCATGCTTTTCTGCAACGCGTTTAGCAGTAGCCCACGAGCCAATGCCACCAGAAAACATAACTATGTGTTTCATCATTCCCCTATCAAATAATCAATCAGCTCGGGGTTATCCCTAAGTGCTGCGAGCAGTGGTCCAGTGATTGCTGCAACTGCTGTTTCTTCGTGCTCGTCATCTAGTGTCGGGTCACTGCCACGAATACAGGCGTGCAGGATTTCGTGCAACAAAGTAGCACGCGCGTAATCCTCGTTCCTGCCAGGGTCCACAGCAATGGTCATTGACTCCATGTCACACGCACCACACGCATCCCCATTAGGATGATGTTTCAGCACCTCGTGCCGTGACCATTTAACAGACCACGTGTAGGGACTGATCTTCACGTTGCGTGGCCTGATCATCGTGCGCTACGCATAACAACACCAGATTTGCGCGCACTGGCACGTGATTGTGCACCACAACTATCACAAGTAAACGATGCGTAAGTTGTTGATGCTGAGCGCGTCACACCATTAGCAGTGAGCTGTGTCCCACCACAACGAAAGCACGAGCGTGCCTGATGCGTGAGCAATCCCATGTGAGGGTGCGATTTAATCCACGCACCCATGCGGTCATACAACGCTTCAGTCAGGATGACATCCTGTTTGTTGTACCTACGCATACGACCCCAAGCCTTGTCATCACCAGCAAGACACGCAGTCCACAATGCTTGACCCTCGTGCGCTAACTTACTGCCCAGCCCTAAAGCTTGTGCAACAAAGTCAAGTTTGTTACTAGGGAACTTGAACTGACCTCGCGCCACTTTCAACAGGTCCACGTTCTCAAACTTGCTAGGAGGATTCATGCCAGCAAGAATGAACTCACGTTGCATGTGCTTCACGTCAAAGCCTGGACCGTTGTACGTTACGAGAATGTCACACTCGTCAAGCATGTCCCATGCAGCTTTAACCATTTCCTCACGCGTGTTGTGATGCTCGCTAAAAAAGTGCACTTTCTTTTCGTCATACCATTTGGCAGCGAAACATAACATGCGACCTGGATCAATGATTTGATTGATGCTGTGCGTCTGCTGAAATAATCCCCACGAGTGCACCAACATTGGTGCCGTTTCAATATCTAGGGTGAGGATGCGTGCACTCTTACTTGCCTGTGCAAGTTCATCTGCAAGACTCATCGTGCACACCTGCAAGCACCACGGCGATGACGGCGAACAGACTCACCACTGATGGACAGGTTCAGGTGATCACGCACAGCCAGCGCGATCTTGTCACCACTGAGTGTCCCCTCAACAGCAGACTCAAGTGCAATCCTGTCTGGACCTTCAGCAAGGCTTAAAGCCCAGCGCACCCCACACATTTGCCATGGTGGTTTGTTTGTATTGTCTCGCAGATCATCTCGTAAAGACATGCCGTCCCACTCTCATCAATCAATTAGTCCTATTTGTAAATGAGTTTGTTAGCTTTCGTGTTAGCCAGAGCCTTGTAGGTTAACGGTCCAACGACCCCATCTGCAGGCCACAACCATGGTCTCACACGTTGAAAGGCCTTCACCTTATTCTTGTCTGCAACACTCATGATGCCAGTAACTTTTGTGCCTACGCCACGCTGAACTACCTTGATGTGAGCACCAGTGTCGCGCACCTGAAACGCTTGCTCACCAGGGTACTTAGGTAGGGCAGGGCGAGCAGGCTTCACAGGAGCAAGCCACTTAGCCTTAGACTGCTCGGCAGCCACGGTCTGCAAAATGCTCACGTGCAGATGCGTTGTGTGAGGGCTGGCACCACTGTACGGTTCAGCCTTCCACCCATTGTTGCGCCTGTAAATCTTGCGATTGAAGATGACATAGTTACCTGCAGGGTGCTTAGACACAGCAGCAATAATGGCTTTAGGGTCAACACCAGGGTACGTAATATCAAACGCGTTAACACTGTCACGGTTGTTTGGGTTATGGTCACTGGCGCGAGCCGAGTGAGAGGTGTCACCAACAGTACCGTCACTGCCTTTAGGCCGATGAGGCCAGCGAGCGTTAACCTCGTTACGTAATTGCACCAGTGATGGTGCAAGGTGCCATGCCATTATTCGCCCTCAATGGGTGCGTCATCTTGCACAGTGTCCATGACAGGAACATCAACAGGTGCACCGATACCAAACGATGTGTTGCCTGGGTCAACGGCTGCTACCAATGTGCGCAACGTGGCTAGGACCGCTGCTGTGACGGCTGCTGTAATCCACGTGGTATCCCCACCCACGAGAGCGGTCACAGGCACAAGGCCAATGAACGTGACAATAAATGTTGTTACTGCTGAACGTACCCATGATGGCATGAGTGATCCCTTCATTGATGTGATTGATTTGTCGTGCAAAGTTTGAGGCAGGCCAGGACACAGTGAAGTGTCAAAGGGGGACCAGCCTTAACTGGCCTGCCGGTCAATGGGGCTGGTCAAGCCTTTGCTGTATTTGGATTTGACGATTCTCAATGCGGTCCACGCGCCTAACAATTTCGTCAAGCAATTCGTCACGGCGAACACTGGCCTCAACATTAGCTTTTAATTTGGCATACAGTTTGCCCACACCAGTACCAATACTGATCAGTCCAACAATCAGGGCGACAACGAACGTCATCGCACCAGCCACGTTGTCGCTGGTCAACACAACACCAGCAACCAATGGTGAACCTGCGGCCAATGCCCCCACCACACTCATCATGATTGTCGCTTCCCCTCTATCAGCCATGATCAGATCACTGGACTCAGATCAAGTGAGCACGTGTAAGAGTTATCGCTTATGGACAATTCCCAGCCCTCAACAAAACCATCAAAAGTTGATGAAGGTGCCTGGCTAGGAAGTGAACTCACCCTCACCCTATCCAGCGGAACAAGTTGCACAGTGGTTGCAGCAATAGAGTTAGGTGTGGTCAACAAATCAATAACAACTTTAGATAAACGCATGTTGCTGTAAAGACGGTCATTAAGACGATTAGTTGCAGCACTACCCAAAATTGTTTCAGTAGAAGCCAGACAAGCAAACTGATCAACCAGTGGGCCATTAGCAGTGACAGAAGTCGCATCCAACTTTGTTACAGACCCAGCAGGGCCACTAGCCACAACAGTGTTTGCGTACAAAGAATCATCAAGGGTAAATGTCAAATCACCTGTCAAATCCTGTGACGCATTAACGGTCAATGTCACAGACGAACCAGATGACCGAGCAGCGGACCCACGAAACTTTGGTGTGCCAAGCCGATCAATGTAAAAGATGCCGCGCTCAGAATCAGCAATCTCTTGCATTGCTTCAAGATAAGTTTTGTCCGCTGTGTCTTGTCCAGCCAAATACAAGGTTGGTGATGTGCCAAGGTTTGCTGTTGTCACAGCCGTGGCATCAACGTAGCCAGCCAAGTTGCTTGAACGTGTGGCAATGGTGTCACCATCAAAGGCTGTTGCGTAAGCCGCCTGTGTGATGCCAAGTGTGCCAGCGTAGTAATCATCTGGACCCAAACCACTGTAGGCTGTAGCAAACTTGTAAACACCAATTAACGCCATTGAACCGTTTATGCAATTTGCGTTAGCAGTCCAAGCATCGTTACGAAAACCACCAAAAACAATGCGCCTATTAGTTGCGGCAATTGCGCACAGTGCAGTGGCTGAGCCACTGACATCAGCAACTCCATCTACCTTAACAGTGGCGTAAGTTTTAGAAGCAACCTGAGAAATATCAATAGACAAAAGGTGCCAAGTATCATCGTAAAGATTAGTTCTAGTGGTGGTGAGAGTGAGCGACCCACCAGAATCACCAGTGCAAGTTAGAACAATTGCACCACTTGCGTTGATAATAGCTGTCAATTCGCCAGGAGTACCAGACGTGCGGAACATGTAAATAAGATATTGGGAAGAATGAAAACCAGTCTTGAACCATAAACCAATAGTGGCATTTTCGTTGCTTGGATTAAAGGTAGTCGGATGTTCTAGCACTGGACCATCTTGATCCTCAGAACAATTGATCTTGATTGCTGACTTAACAAACGCTGGACCATCTTCGGTGAACTCGTGTGAACCAGCATCGCTGCCATAAATCCTGATCGGACTAGCAGCCGTATCCCTAAAGGCCTGCCAGAAAGAACCAACACCATTTTTAGGAGCTTGCAAAGCATACGTTGCACCAGAGGTAGCGTTGAGCGTGCCATTGTAATGAAACTGCTCAATGCCATAACTTGACAAAGATGCTTTAGCGTAATGCTTAAACTTATCGGTGCACGCTATCTGGATTGTTTGATCATAACCTTCAACAACTGTGTAACTGAACGAGTCAATGTATCCAGTCCACACCTGGTACGAGTTAATTGTCACGCGCACTTGCGTGTTCATGTTGTAACCGTAAATACTAGCACCAGGCGTGTATTCGTTATTGTCATTGTAAAGGGTAAATGTGCACGTGCCAGGACTGCTACGGTCAAACTGTGAAGCACGACCACGCTTTATTGAGATACCAGACTTCATAACAACATCGCCAGATACATTATTCCAGCTGCCGTAGTAATCTTTCATTTCAACAATAGGTGCAGGCATAGGCATTACGACATCACCAAACCACGCGACTTACCTTCACGAATGATCTCACTCATCCAGCGTGCAGTGTCCTGCTTAGATGCACCAATGAACGTGCCACCCTGGATGATGATTGAGCTGCCACCAGCAGTTGCACCCTGAGTGGTCATGATCGCACCAGTATCAGACGGCACGCGTGGCAGGATTTTTCCATTCGTGGACGGCACAAAAACTTCTGGCCTGCGCTCGCCAACAAGGTAAGGTGTGTTCGCTTTTACAGGTCCACCCATTGCGCGTGCACCAGCAATAGGAACACCAAGAGCCAAACCAACCTGTGTTGATGTGGGTAAGGTTTTGTAAAGAGCCAGCAGTTCACGCTCATCAGCGTTCAAGCCAGTGACGGCAACCTGAATTGTGGTCTTTTTCTTTGATGGGGTTTTCTTCAACGCATCAAGGTATTTGTTTAATTCAGTTTGAGGAATCTTGTATTTGTCACCAAGTTCCTTAACCTTTTTCTTAGCGTCATCAATAACCTTATTACCCGCACCGACTTTGCCTGTTGAAATGTCCAGAGCAATAGCCTCGTCCTGTTTGGCTCTAATGAAATCGCGAACACTCTTACGCGCATCAATGGCCTTATCACTGTTGCCCTTCAGGCTCCCACCATTAGCCTTGATCGCCTCATTGGCACGATTCAATGCACCAATTGAATTGTCCTGCGCATCGCCTAAATCAATGGTCTTACCATTAAGAATGTTGATTGCGTTACGCAACTCATCAATCTTAGTCCTAGTCTTATCCGCAACACTCTTAAGACGATCAGTCTCAGTAACCAAACCACCATTAGCCAAAGCGGCTTTAGTAGCAGCAACCTTGTCTTTATCAGTTGCCGTGACCTTCTGGCTCAATGCGTAAGTTGCTTCACCAACACCCTTAGTCAGATCAACCTTGTAAGTATCAGCAAGCATTTTAACTTCGTCTTTAGACTTACCAGTTGTGCGTGACACATTATCAATCACGGTCTGCAGATCGGTTTGTGCCTGATTCATTTTGCGAGTATCTTCAGCACCCTGCTCAAGAACAGTATTGCTGTTGCGGAACGCACTACTCAGAGTGTTAACGCCACGATTCCATGAGTCACTAACACCATCAGCAAACGATGTTTTCTCTGTCCAGTCAACAACAGCTTTCTGCGCTGGTGTCAATTCTTTACGTAAATCTTTCAACGCCTGTGGTGAAGCAGCCTCAGAAAACAGTCGCCACGCCTCAGCACTATCATCAACAATTTTAGCCTGCGAAACCATTGAAGAACCAACAAGTCCAACCACAGCAATCAAAGCAGTAGCGGCAGCAGCGACAAGGGCCAAGGGTGCCAGAGCTGCAATAAGTGAAACATTAAAAGCGCGTGTCATCGCAGTGGTCAAAATTAATGCGGTACGGAAAGCGGCTAACGCTTTAACAGTTGCAACAACTTTCGGACCCAGCAAAAATGTTGCCGTTGCAAGCCCACCAATAACGAAAGTTAAATCCCTAACAGGTTTTGGCAAATCATTGAAACCACTGATCACAGGTGTGATTGCACCAACGAGGGTACTCAGTGCTGGTACGAGAAGTGACCCGACAGTTTCCTGTAACTCACCAAACTGGTTCTTAAGAATCTCAGCTTTACCGGCAGCGGTTTGGCCTTCCTTCTCAGCGAAGCCACCAACCTGGGCACGTAACCCACCCATGATCTGCGTGAAGTTTGCGCTTGTTGAACCAGCATCCACAAAGTCAATACCAACAGCTTTAAGCGCACGACCCTGACCAAGTAACGCCTTCCCAATTTTGCCAGAAGCATCCTCAACACTAGTACCAGTCTTTGCCGCAAAGTCAGCAACAAGTGGAATGAGATCGGTTAACTGCTGACCAGTCAGCCCATACTGAGCGAGAGTTGCTTCAGCGGAAGCATAAGCCTCGTCATCAAAACGAGTCTTTTTCTGCATCTCAGCATTCAACTTGTTCAATGATGCAGTGCTTGTGTCCGACAGTTTAGGGAACTTATCAAACGCGTCATTGAGTTTAAGTTGCGCAGCTTCAGAATCACTAAACGCCTTAATAGATGTCGCACCAAAAGCGACAAGTGATGCACCAACAGCAGCGGTATTGACAGACATTTTGCCAATAGATTTACCGATACCACCAAGAGTTTTACTGGCCTTATCAACCGCGATGATACTCAGAACAAGATTGCTACTAGCCATCATTACTCCTGTTCATAGCATCGGCATAAGTTTTTAGTGCATCAAATTGGTCAGCAGTAAGGTCATGCAATTCCCACGGTTTGATACCAAACAGGTGAGCGAACATTGGACCGTACTCGTAGATCAGATACTGTCGGCTTCCTCTTTTGGGGCTTCCTCAACCTCTTGATCTACAACCTCAAAGTCACCCCACGAGAAATCAAAATCTGAGAAGCGTAGTTCAGGTTGCTTACGCTTAACAGCCACCCATAGACCAGCCTTCAACGCTGACATTGACCCACTGGTGACTGACGTTTCCCACTCAGACCAGGTAAGACCAGTGACTTTCTCAATGGCAATGCACTCAGACATCAACAAGTTTTCTGTGTCAAGTGCGTAAGCGTCTTCATTAATCGTAAACTCGTACTTCATTTTTGGTCCCTTCGTTGTTGTTGAGCGTGGCTCACCAGATTAGGCAAGCCACGCTCAAACAGTTAGTTACAGTGCAGCGTCAGTGTTAATCGTGCGAATTTGGATAGGCGCATTTGTGCCATCGTAGAGAGCAGTCAACGTGACCTTCTGTGCAAGCACATCGGGACCATCGGCATTGACATCAGCCTTAGTGATCTTCGCTGCTGGGATGATCACCTCAAACGTGGGATTATTGCCACCAGTCAAAGATGTGGCAGTCGCCCACGTTAGCTTGAGAGCAGTGGTGGTATTAGCAGTGTAAAGGTCATACAGCACAGCCTGACTGATGAAGTCAACTTCCATTTCAACCTCGTAGGTGCGGTAACCGTTGATCAACTGTTCAGCCTTGATGCCCGAAGCGTTAGCGTAGTAACGATCAGTAGCCATTGGGTTTTCACCCTTAACCGTGACAGACTTCACACCAGCAAGCGCAGTTGAACCAGTCACACCAACAACACCAGTAGTCGTTGAAGCAGTACCACCAATAGCGACAGTCAACTGTGCACCAGTAAACTGCTCCTGCGTTGTGGAATACGATGCAGTGGCAAGGCTCGTGGCAGTGGTTTGAGTC